AGGATTATGGAAACATAAAAAAACTTGCGATTGGGGTGAAAATAATACGATTGATAATGTGGAAAAATGTGTATCTACGATTCTTCTAAAAAACACAATTGTTGAAAAATATGTATGTAAACAGTGTAATAAAAAATATAATGCGAGAAATAGTTTATGGTATCATAATAAAAAATGCAAGAGTATTATAGAGCCAACAATTCAATCATTATCAGAAAAAACTAAACCAAGTGATATCACAGTCCAACTTACCCCATAAACAACAAAATTATAGAAATAATGAAAGCTCAAATTATAGAAAATCAAGAACTAATTAATCTTATGTTGGAACAATATAAGAAAATTATGAACCTCTCAGTAAAGGCAAAATAAAAAAGCTTATAGAATCTGTTAAATAGTAATAAATTGGTTTTTATTTTTGTAATTTAAAAAAAATAAAAATATAAAGAATTATTCAATAATAGTTCATTTATCAGTGCTAAAAATACATTATATAAATTAAAAGCACGTCATTCCAGAAACCCTAGAATAATTTAAGTTTATTGTAAGGATAAAATCTCACCTCATCCACCAACACCAACACCAACACCAACACCAAAAAAATCAACAGATTTAGACTTTTTCCCTGTATCTGATTTAGTTAGCCCCTCTAGTGCGCCTCATCCACCCTTACGATTACGACTAGTGCTACGTCTTCTAGTAACCCGACGTCTTCGAATACTTTTTGCCCTACCCTTTTTATTTCGAAACCGTCTTGTACTTCTCATTTATATAATATATAGATATAATTTTTATAACTAGCGTTTTTTATAACTTAGAATCCTCTAAGTTTACCTCACTGTTTTTCATATAAACAAATTCAATATTATAATCGATTTTCTTAAGCTCACTCACTTGCTCTACAAGTAAATCCCTTTTCTTATGATATGTGTTACTTAAATTAAGCCATAGCTCCTTACAACTATCACTATATGTTGATTCTGATTCCTTTTGAGAATGTAAATACTCAATAATGACTCTTTCATACTCCAAAACTGACTCAATCTGATTAATCAACCACGTAGTAATTGGCGTCCCTCCAGTAGCAAACGCATACTTTGTATTCGACATAATATATTTTTGAACAAACTGCCAATGTCCGTTTCTAAAAAGATATACTTCGTCGACAATTTTCAGCAAATATACTAAACCTTCATAACATTTTGCGTCGGTCAGTTGTTTAAATAATGGTTGCTCTTTATAATGACTTCTTAAATCAACAAAGAAATTCTGAATACATTTTGGCCTATACGTTCTTAAATCGAGTAAATATTCAGTCAGTTTGTTGTCCGGATAAAAATCAACAATTCCACTAAAAATGTCAATCATTGGAATGATGCTATCCTGGGCACCAGTCTGTCCTCTATATTGCTGGGGTAAATTATCAAAGCAATTTTCATATATTAATCCTTGGCCAAATATATTATCATTACCTTTAATTCCCATTATAAAAATGCGGAAGTCATTATATCGCTCATGTCTAGACGCAGTCCACATATCGCGTCGTCGCCGATTCATCTCTTGCATAACACGGCCACATATTTGTAAACTAGTAGTATCTTTATTTCTGCCATAATCTAGTACCGAACCGACTAAATTTGGCGACATTTCATTTATATAAACGTGAACCATAATAAAGCCAATTTCATCCGATGTTCCTGTAAATTTACAAGCCATGTCAAGATTTTGCCAATGTAAATCACCGTCACTGTTTTTCTTGACATAATTACCCAATGAATAACTGTAATGATAATCTAGCCAAGGATATACGTCCAATTTGTTACTAACTAACACCAAAGGAACGGCAATATTTGCTGGCAATAATTGTCTAGCAACGCCATAATTGCCAGACTTTAAGAATTCCTGATAAGCCTGTTCCAAAGTGAACCCAGATGTTACAAATGTGTAAGCCCGATACAATGCTTGTAAAACAAATACATCTGTTTCTAATTCAATTAACTTTGAATAATCAGGTATAATTCCAACTTGTGAGACAATCTCATCAGGAATACCTAGGACACCATTCTTGCTATTATTTTCAGAATAAAAAACATGTAATTTATTTATTAAATTCTGTAATTTATTAAACTGTTCTGGTAATACCTTTAATGGCTCCTTTATAGGTAGAAAACCGTGTTCACTTGAAACGTCAAAAAAACCATCTGTGTATTTCTTATCCCAATAAGTCATTGTAAATAATTAGATATAGTTATATTTAATTAGGTTTAAATAAATATAATATTTTTATTATTAATCACTTCGCTTACAGTCTCCCCATAGGGGCTTATACAGTCTCCCCATAGGGGCTTATACAGTCTCCCATAGAGGATTATCCAAACATCTGTCGCATCTCCGAGTAAGTCATTGGTCGCCCTGTTTGAGCTTGAAATTGGTCCGCACCCGATTGTAACCTAGCAATTAATTCATCCGGTTTATTTAATAATTGGATACCCTCCTGCATTGTCTTAGGATTCACATTGTTGCTAATATTGTCCATAATCTGGTTTAAATTACTAGGGTTACTAGTTGTTGAAGCCTTAGTTTTAGACCTAGTGTTCATCTTATCAGTATCAGTATTAGTATTAGTAGCGTTTTCAGACATTATATATTTATAACACTGTAACATTTAAATAATTTCAATTTTTTATATAAAGTTCTTACGTAAGTTCTTATGTCAACTGTAGTCGTATCTTCTTTTTCATTTTATCCTCATTCGTGAATATAAACAGCTTATATTTCCGCCTCTCATAGTTTTCTAAATTGTCCCGCAAAGTAATTCGCGATGTGATTTTTAGTTCCGGCAAAAACACAATGTATTGAAACAGACCATCATTCCGCTCCAATTTATCAAAGCAATATCCGTCATAAAGCGGTTCCAAAATATCCGGATTTGAAAAGCATAAATTCAGTAAATTACAGTCAATTTGGACCTTCCGAATGGCACGCATCGTCGTATTAATATAGTCCAATTCTCTTAACCAGCTATCATAGAATATTATGGCATCATCAGACAATTTGTGAAGACCAAATGACTGCTGAAATTTTATTATATTTAGCAAATCTACAAGACGACGGATTGGCGACGTAATGTGAATATACGCGTCCAAATCGAGCAAATCGTGACTAATATTGGTTTCAGAATTCGCCGAAATATCAATATATTGGCCGGCAGTGCTGTTCCATATTTTAATAAACTGACCCACTTCATCGGGTACTTCGACTAATTCGGTATTTACAAGATGTCCATCTTTTTTAATTAAAGCGGACCTGAAAATTCCGACCTTTTTCGAAAGCATTTCCTTGGCACAAGTGTAGTTCATTAAGACCATTAGATAGCAGACGACATCGTGGCTGTCGCGAATGCTCTTGATATACTTGGTTTTAGAGCAAAGCCTAGTAACGACATCAAATAATTGTGTATAATATTTATTCTTCAGCAAATCGGGCTCTTCATAAACAAAATTCTTAAAAACTTTTATCAAACAATTAGAGAACTTGTATGAGTTAATTTTTATTTCTCCGTTTTCTTTGTTTTCAAACAGTTCCAGGTCTAGAACAAACGCAAACCGCTTCGAGTTCGCCTGTAGCGAGCACAAACAATCCGACAAAATGGTCGGCAACATTGGTCGCTTCTTATCCGGCAAATAGATGGTCGAGATGCGTTTGGAAAACGATTGCCACAGGTTCAGTGCGTCAAGCCAGATGGTCACATTCGCAATATATATGCTTACAAGTGTATTACCATTATCTAGTTGCTTTATACTGAATGCGTCATCAAAATCTAAGCTGCCCTTGGGGTCAATTGTGAAAACGGGCCAATCAACGCGACGTTCGATACCAGCAAAAAAAGTAATATTCTCAATAAATGCGTCATTTGTTGCTCCTTTTTCCTTAATAGCCTTTGAAGTGTCTTTTTGTAGTCTCTGAATTGAGGCATTTAGGCTTTTACAATATAACTGATATTCATAGAAGCAGTCCAGAGTGTCGACAGGGCCAATAACCTGCGTCAATGTGCCTTGAGGGTGCTTTGTGGTCCAATCTTTGAATTGGATAGTTACATATAGATTGACGAAAACTTTTGAAAACCCGACATGTTTTAGTTCATATGGCACTAGAAATGGCGGTATTCGGATATCATCAGGAACACATTTGTAAAACAATTTGTTATTGTTAGGATGACGACCATATGTCTTGTTATCGGCAAGAATAAGCACAGCGGGTATATTGTCAACAGTGCGAACTGAGCTATGGACAATTGTCAATATAGACTCATTATCATAGGTAAAGACATCACCGGAAAATAGGTGATTTAAACAAGGGTCTAAATCTAATGTAACTGGTGTCAAAGTAGGCGCGTCATATACTTGCCATTTGCTATAATTGCGGTCATCAATTACGATTTTGTATAACATTTATTTGTAATTTAGATTATAATATATATATTATAACTACGTTTATAATCTTTAATATCATTTGTTATAGCTTTTTTCACTCTATAATATAAGATATCTTTTCATGTTATATAATGATAAAACACAATTACTAGTGCCACAAAATATTACTAAATGGGGGATTCTAACATCATTTTTGATTTTAGCTGCCAGCTTTGTAGCTTATAAGTACAAATATTATTTACTCACTGGAGTATCATTGTGTCTATTTCTAACATCAATAATACATTGGCATAAAATGACGGCATTCGGTCTAATAAAAATATTGGATGTAGTGTTTGGTGCATTGACACTAGGTTTAGTTACATTTTATTATATTGACGACTTCAAAGTCGAATATAAAAAAATATGGTATTATACGATAGCAATAATGGTCTCAATATTTGTATTTAATTGGGTAATTACGTATTTCCAAATAATGCGTAATAATCCTTATATACAATGTCAGCAGCAATATAACTACTTTTCGTTGGAATATACAAAACCAAATACAAGACCAAGAGAATTATGCTATTATTATGTGACATTTATACACTTAATTTTTGTTCATATTATTCCAACAACTGTTCTAATGTATTGTGTTATTAAATCGCACTAACAATTCCGTTGGATTCTTTAAAGTCATTTGCGTCAATTTCTTCTGTTACTTCTTTTATGTCTGTTACGTATTTAGTGTCTGTTACGTATTTTGTCTCTGTTACGTATTTTATGTCCGGAACTTCTTTAGTTTCATCTTTATGAATCTTTAATTCAGAAATGTTAGTAGTTTCTCCCTTTCCTTGTTGTAAACTCTTAATATCTATTTGCTTTGCTATTTTATGCTCCACATTTTGATTCTGTAAGGCATACATAAAAATATGAGGACTAATCGCAATATTATTCATATACGTCCTATATTTAAAGCTACTAACACTGGTATTTTCATCAAATTTGAATGAATACCACCAATAAGAAGGAATAAACAGGAATTTGCCGGGTGTCAATACAATTTCAAGACATTTTACCTTGTCAAAGTCAGCTCTAAATTTAGGTTGAGGGTTCCAAGGATTTATTTGAGACCGGAACTCAAGGTTCTCATAGTCTTTAACCGGATACAAATATCTACCACTCTTTGGCGGGACCAGTTTCACCTTTAATGACCCCTGTGTCACCAAAAAGTAGTTCCTATAATTTATTTCATAGCGCAATGGCGTTTCCGCACCAGCAGACCCCATGATAATATCATAGTTACAGTTTGAGACTAAAAATGGTCGCAAAAATTCGTCATTGTACGACATATTTTTTTGCGCACCGGTTTCCACAAGGAAATCTAAGTTGCCTTCACTGTAGTAGGTCGCATTTTTATCCTCTTTGAACAGTTTTGTCGCGACATGTAGGGGCAGTGGTAAAAACATGTTTTCTTCAGCTTTTTCAGAAGTAACAGTCTCGCGTATTTTGACTTCAAATATGGGGTAATTATCTAGCAAATATGACTGACTAGTTGTCTTGGTGATTTTCTCAGTATCTTCGTCACAGTCGAATAATACAGGTTGCCTTAAGTCGCAGATTTCCTCCATTTTGTCTTTAGATGCTTGCTCAATTTCATAAATTTCTAAGTCATTGCTGGTTTTTAAATGAAAATGGACGTGTAAATAGAAGAATAAAATTACACAAAATACAAACAATCCTATTATTATTTCTAACATTATATTTATATAAAAATAATAATATAATTCACAAGTTTATACGAAGTTTATCTTCTCTTTATACTACGTCTTTTATTTGTTCTTCCTTTTTTACTCTTTTTACTACTACGTCTTTTAGTAGTTTTTTGTTTTATACTACGTTTTATACTACTTCGTCTTTTATTACTACGTTTTATAGTTTTACTCCTAGAATATCCTCCTTTGGTAGTAGTATCAAACAATTTAGACAGAAACCCAAGTATTGTTTCCTTCAGCATATAAGTTTTTTGTGATAAATTACCCCAGATAGATTTGTCATTTATTTCAAGCTTTGAAAGCGTCAAATTCACAGTTTTTTCAAATAAATCAGAATTAGTCAAATGATTTATTTGTCTTTCTGTCAAACCATTAGTTCTTTTTAAAGATGTATTAACTGGTGATGGATTGGCAATTATTGTCTCCAACTTTATGTTTACATCCTTCGGGGGCGTAAATCTAAGTAAATTAAATAAATTATCGGATACAATTTTTGCAACTTCATTTGACTTTTCTCTTCTATCTTGGTCTACTGTTACTACATTTGTCCCCATAGATTTTCGTTTTGCAGTTCCCAAAGTGTTTTTAGATTCATCAATTCTAACAAGTGCGTCAGCAGGAGGATTATCTTCTTCCCATTGTTCAAACATCTCTATTATTTGTCTTCGTAGTTCAGCATCACTTTGTATAAATCCTTCTCTTGCTATCGCATTATTGTCACCATTTCGCTGCCGTCTGTCAAAAACGTCGTTTATAGGAGCACCTACATTTTTTTGTGACCAATCTGCGTCTTGATTTGCCTTAATTTTAAGTGCTTCTAATTCGGGAGGGATTGGATTTGGTGGCATGGCAGTATTTACGTCTTCTCTGCCAGATGTTTGTTTTAAAATTGAGGGACCTTTTGGTCCAGGAAAAGGTCTCGTAGTGACATTGGCTGAATCTAGTGACCCCCAACCTGACCCACTACTATCTTGACTTGAATCAATGTAAGTGTTTGCACATTGCTTTGCTTTTTTACTAGCAGGACTTTCATCATTACTACCTTGACTTAAATCACTACCTTGACTTAAATCACTAATACTACCTTGACTTGACATTACCTAATTAAAATAACCAAATATTATTATTTTATTTTAATTTTTGCTACGCTTAAAACAGTCGCCCTTTATAAGTTTTAATCCACGATTTTGGGCGCCACAAAGAATGAAACTGTGCTCCCTTCGCCTAAACTATATTTTAAAGACATCGGATATTCCGCACTAATTCCCAAACTAATTTCATTGCCCAGCTTTGACGACAAACACATCTTACCAATGTGTGTCAGACTATACGAAATATCCATCTTCTCTCCCTCCGAAATGGCAAACTCATTCAGACTATCAATCGGCACATTCACCTTCAATTTACCCGAATCACCATTCGAATTAAGCTCCAATAGGTCCTCTGTACAAACAATATTCAGATTTTGACCAAAGACCATAAGCTCCGAGATTAACTCACCAAACTTCTTCGCATCCATTGTAAACTCCACATCATAGTCCACCTCCGGTATCATAAGTGTCTCGTGTTCAACATCCATGAGTGGCAGTTCAAAGAAATGGTCAAAATTATCCTTCACCTTTGCCTCTGTATTACTTAGTAAATTAATACACAATTTATCAGGCGCTGAAACATCATCAATCTTAATTTCCATACGGTTATGCTTTAAAGCATAATTCATCATCGTCGCAAAACTGGCAGCATCCACAGCTATATTTGTTGCTGAATCAATAACATATTCGGAAAACCACGCAGCCTTAATTACAATGCTAGACAGGCAAATGTGCGACTTGTCCATAGACTGAATATAAAGCTGACCTAATTCAAACTGTAGACTTAAATAGGACCCCCAATTCTTTAAAAGCTGAAATAACGCAACAAACATTTCTAATTTGGCCTTGTTTTCAATTGTTAGTTTCATTTTTATTACTAAGTAAATAATAATAACAGATTATATTTAATATGTTTTCTTTTTACACATTTATAAAAATCACTAATAGATAAAAACTAATCAAAATCTAGTAAATTTATAACCGAAGTGGATGAAGTAGTAGTTGACAACTGTGTCTTGTGTAGCTGTTGCGTCAAATAATCTATTGTCATAATCTTATTATTGATATCCTTTTCCAGTTTCGCAATGATAAGTCGCTGATTAGAAATAACTTCTTTGGACTTCTCAAGTTCAACATAAAAATTAGCCTTATTTAGATTCAAGCCTTCTAACCATTTTTGATGTACCTTTGTCTTTGTATGACTAACAAATACACTATGAGTTTCATATATTTTATCTTTCCTGGAGCCACACGGACACACAAGTCCTTTCTTTATATAGTTGAATGGTGGCACTTTGTCTACATATATGCCATTATCATTTATACTAGGACTATAAATATCAGGTTCAACAACTAATTCCATTTTATAGTTATAATTATAGGTATAATAAATTACAAAAATGTATTTATATAGATTTGTAATTTATAAATATGTAATTTATAAATATGTATTTAGTTATTTAGTTCCTGCTCAATGAGTACCTTCAAATCAGTACCAACAAATTCTGTACTGTCATCCTCTACTATATTAGTATCATCTGTTTCTCCAGAATCATTAATATCATTTAAACTAATTTTTAATATTTGCTGACTATTATCCATAGTTAATTTTTGTAAAGCAGACAATTCAGCCTTCAATGTTTCAATCTCTTGTTTCAACAACTTTTGTTCGTTGGTTAAAATCGCAATAGCTGACTTAGATTGAGTTAATAGAGGTTTAAAAGTGTCTACTTGTTGCTTTAACAAGTCTACATTTTGCTTTAACAAGTCTACATTTTGCTTTAAAGCAATTGTTTCACTAGTAGAAGAAGTTGTTCCTTGAGTTTGTACTGGCTGACTTTCAAGAGTGTCCAATCTAGAAAGAATTACATCAATAATACCACTGTCAATATTTGAATTAGTCATTTCCTTTTCATTTAAATGAGTTTCTACTTTGCCTAAACGTAAAGTAATAAGAGTAATTGCTTGCGCCAATGTCATTTTATTAACCCCACTAATGCCGGCGGGCGATTCTTGATGTTGCTGTTGTTGCTGCATCATTTGTTGTTGTTGTAATTGAGCTTGTTGGCCTGCTAAACGTCCGGTTGTGCCAGGTCTAATTTGCCCTTGAGCTTGTTGCTGTTGACCTTGTCCCTGCGAGAACATTTGCGAGGAATTGATGGATGGCTGAGGTCCCCGGCCAGGAGCGGCAGGTTCCGGACCCCCTGCTCGCCTTCGTTGTGCTGCTTGTACTGCTCTATTTTGGCTCATTGGTAAATATAAATAATAATAATAATTTGTTTCTAAATACTTTACGCACTTCTTTATTTACTTTTCTTAGGAAAAAGTGGAACAAAAAAGGCAAAGTTAATAACTAATAAAGACTTTATAAAATATCGCATCCATAATAGCATGATAATAATTGTTATAACTAGAATACGTTACTAATATAAAATATTTTAAATATATTTTATATACAACTATTGTATAAATGCAATTGCTATTAGTTGACAATCGCGTAAAAGATTTTCAGACTGTTACTGAATCAATTCTAGATACTGTTGATATTGTTTCAGTTGATTTTGATAATGACACATATGACACACTTGTATCCAAGATACCCGTGAAAACATATGAAAGTGTAGGTGTTTTCCAAGAAAATTACGATTTAAATACGTATCAATTGGTCAAGTTGTTTTCCAATTCTGTTTTAAGTGGCGTGGAAACTGAGGACCCTACTTTAGAAACATGGACGCAATACAAATCGTTGATTTCGTATTTCAAAGATACATTACAAGCTAATACATTGGATTTGATGGGCTGTAACATACATTCTAGCCCTGATTGGAATTATGTGATTGATTATTTAAAAACTCATTTACAAATAAACATTAATTCGTCAAATGACAATACTGGGTCATACAATTTTGGTGGTAATTGGATTTTAGAATCTGGAAATGTTGATTTAATAGGAAAGTATTTTAGCAATAATATTGAAAAATACAAATTTGTTCTGGGAACTGTAAGTAATCATACGGTAATTTTAAAAAATGACGGGACAGTTTTTGCATTTGGTTCAAATGGTGAAGGTCAATTAGGCGATGGAACTACTATACAAAGATTGTATCCAGTTCAAGTTAAAAAAGATAACTCTACATATTTAACTCGCGTTGTCCAAGTTTCAAATGGACAAAATCACACAGCCTTTTTACTAATTGACGGAACTGTTTATACAGTTGGAAAAAATACTAATGGTCAATTGGGGGACAGAACTACTCAACAAAGATTGTACCCAGTCCAAGTTTTAGCAGGAGAAGGAGTGCCTTTAACTGGCGTTGTTCAAGTTTCATGTGGTGAAGCTTTCACAGCATTTCTGCTAAATAATGGTACAGTTTACACAGTTGGTATAAACAGTTATGGTCAAATAGGTGACGGAACTACTCAAGAAAGATGGTATCCAGTTCAAGTTAAAAAAAATATTTCTTCATTTTTAACTAACGTTGTCCAGGTTTCATGTGGTTCAAATACTACAGCTTTTATACTAAACAATGGTACTATTTACACAGTTGGATTAAATAACTTTGGTCAATTGGGAGACGGAACTACTACCCAAAGAACTTATCCAGTTCAAGTTATAAAAAGCCCAGGAGTAGCTTTAACTAATGTTGCACAGGTTATATGTTTAACATACCATACAGCATTTTTATTAAACAATGGCACTGTTTACGCAGTTGGGGCTAACAATAGGGGTCAAGTTGGAGACGGGACTACTAGCAATAGGAGCTATCCAGTTCAAGTTAAAACAAATCCCTCTACATATTTGACTAATGTTGTTAAAATTTCTGGAGGCTATAATTATACAACTGTTATACTAAGTAATGGAACTGTTTACACATTTGGGTATAACAATTGGGCTCAATTGGGAGACGGAAACACTACTATACAAACTTCATATCCACTTCAAGTTAAAGCAAATAACTCTACATATTTAACTAGCATTGTTCAAGTTTCTTGCGGTACTGATTACACATTTTTTTTGAAGAGTAATGGTACTATTTACGCAGTTGGAAGAAATAGTAATGGACAATTAGGAGACGGAACTACTGAACAAAGATATTATCCAGTTCAAGTTTTAATAAGCGTAGGAAATAACTTTGTAGGAGGCTATCTTATTACAGATTACAACAATTATTATTATAAAAATAAGTCAAATATAACAAATCCTAACTTAGATAGTCTTACTTATTCAGATTTAGATTATTCAATAATTGGATTAATACCCGTACCACCTACAATTACAATTACGAGTGTAAATGGAACTTCGTTGAATCGTGAAAGCCCAACTGTTTCTATTAGTTTCACACAAACTCCATCTGACTCAATTATTACAAAATATGCTTACAGCATTGATGGTTCAAGTTACACTGATTTAATCCAAACATCTACTCCTTTAACTATTCCTGCCACTGGATTAATAAGTGGACAAAGTTACTTGTTTCAAATTAAAGCAATTAATGATGCTGGTTCAA